CTTAAAGCCGTTCATTCCTAAATTGAACACCATATTCATGATAACACTCTGTCTCTCCCTACTAAGCCTCCACCAGAAGTGATTGAATTCCTCGTTACACTTTATCCAGATCTCTGCTATTTGGCTCTGTAAGAGAGCCTCAGCAGTGTTCTCGCTTATCCCTGCATCCAGATTAAAGCCATAACCTATAGTCTTATGACCTGTTGTGTCTGTATACGTATAGGCTCTAAAGCCTTCATGTCTTTTTAATTGTTGTACAATATTCATAATTCGCAATTATTTCCCGTACAGGCAAGTGTTTGAGAGCCTTCTGTCATGTCTTCTAATTCATATGTAGACAACATGCTCCAATTAATCTCAGGCATATTAGAAAGCATTTCATTATATTGCTCTTCTGTTATATCCTGATAAGGAGCTTGCTTATATGTATGCTCTGTCCTTGGAAGGAACGAGATGCCTGATACATCATCAAAATTCTCATAGAGCCACGCTCCAACTTGTAAGAATTCATCGTCTGTATAATACACTGTTATGCTAGGCTTGTGCTCACACCAATGGTCTTGATATATCTTCCACAAACGTAGCTGTTCCATAGCTCCCATATCTGATGTACATATAGCATTCTCTGGCGCTTTCTGTGGAAAGCTGAACACTAAATTAGAAGGATTCATTACATCGTCTTCGCAAGGAATTCCCTGTGCTTCCATCATTTGTGAAAGGGGGTCTTTCTTATCTCCTCGCACTGTGCGGATATAATAAGGAGAGAAGCGAGGATGAATACCACTGGCACTATTGACCAACTGAGATACAGTACCAGAAGGTTTAACACAAGTAATAGCCGTAGAAGGAGATACACCAAGTTTCTCGGCCCATTCCTTATTAGTTTCAACAGCCACCTCCTTTAGCTCTGTTAGTATTACAGGAAGAGCGTCGCTTGTAGTGTCGGACAGGAGACTACTGTCCATAATCCCTGTAAGGGACACACCAAGCAAACATTCCTCTTCTGTATTACGTTTCCATATAGGACGTAAATAACGGAAGTCTGTTAATGTGCTTTGGAGAGTTCCGAGGATAGCCGCAAGCCTAACCTTTCTCTTGAGGTCTTCAAATGTGTCTCCAGCTCTAACAACAACTTCCGACAGATTACAAAACTGGTTCGGTCTGAGGATGATCTCGGAGCAGGGATTTGTTCCGAAATCAAAAGAGTGGTCTCTACGTCCGTTCTTAGCTGCCTGACGTTGTGAAGCAACGCGGCTAAAGATACCTCGCTCTCCACTTCTTGACTCATATAAGCTCTCCCATTCCTTCATGAAGCTTGCTAAATCAGGTTTCTCTGTATAACAAGCACTGTTGTTTGCTAAGGCTCTTTGTCCATTCTCTTCCCACCATTGACCACTCTTAGCTCTCCTCATCCTGTCGTCTGTTAGATTAGAAAGGCTGATAAGAGCAGATCTACGTACACCGCCAACGACAACAATATCAGCAACCTTACACACCAAGTCGTGACATTCAACACTGTTAAATTTCCTCCCTGTAGCACTCTTAAATAAATCCACAGAGAAATTAAATAAGTCTTCCAGCGGCTGAGGGCCAGAGGCTCTTCCTCCAAATGTATTCAGTCTAGCCCCTGCTGGACGTACACGAGACATGTCCCATTTGGGAATGTTTCCTGCATATAACAAGCTGACAAGCTGTTTAAAGGCTGATGCCCAGCCTATCTTACTATCTCGTACCACTACCGTTGTGTCACATTCATGCAGCTCTGCTGGGATTTCTGGTAGCTTAGAAATGTATTGTCTCTCTACACTAAACCCAACACCTGTTCCACACATTAAAATGTACATAAGCTCGTCAAAGCAGCGTACGTGGTCTATTGCTAAATAAGAGCAATTAAATCCAGCTACATTGTCTCTCTCTAGAGCAGCTCCTGCTGTCATAAGACAGCGCATACTAGGCATCACTTCCATTCCATGTATAGCCTCATACAGCTCTACACCTGTAGAGGAGTCTAGCTTATCAGCAAAGAACTCCGTATACCTGCCCACTGTCTCCTTCCATGTCTCTCGTCTTCCTTTCTCTTCAATCCATCTAGCATAGCGGGACGTTGCTATGTATTGACTATAATTATCCACTAAGCTCCATCTCCGTACACTTCTGATTCATACATAGCTCTAGCCATCATAGATGCTTCATAAGCCTCTTTCACTTGTTTCTCGTGCTCAGCCTGCTCCTCTCCTGCCCATTTAGCATAATTAGCAGCTTTCTCTAAATCCCTTCTCCTACTTCCCTTATAATTACAACGTAATGTATATTTAATACTATTACCTAGAAGGTAGCCTTGGTATTGTTCTGGTGTGAGCTTGGCCTTAATAACATCCAACACTTCAATGCCTCCCACATCGTAATAACTACTGCTCTTATCTCTACTCATCCTTATATTCCTCCCACAAACTTTCAAACATATCCTCTTCTGTTATATCAGGCTTTCCTCTAAGGAAGCCCCATATAAACCATCCTATACATAAAAGAATTGTAGCCACTACCACAATGGCTATCCATGCTATGCATGTCATAACAGTTCTCCTAGCTTCAAGGGCTCATAGTTGTCAGGCTTTAACACCTTCCCGTCTGCTCGTTTAAGAAGTTTCCCATTCGTACATTTGCTCATATTGTTCGTATGCAATGCGTCCCAACACTGCAAGGCCTTGTCTGGCCCTAGGAGTGTATTTAAGTATTGAGCTGTGACGTACATCAAGTCCAAAGCTTCTTTGATGTCGTTCTCGCTGCCATATTCTAATTCCAACATCCATTCTTCGTATTCCTCCTTCATTAGTTTTTCTGCTAGAGGAGCATTCTTTATTTCAGGGAATTTAACATCCCCTGCTCTAAGGAAGGTGGCCTGATCATGGAACAGGCTCTTAGGATAGTGGAGGGCTTCGCCTCCATTCATTCCTATTGTGTCTATTCTAGACATACGCGTCTTTGTCAATTATTCTTCTCCTAACATAGATTCTAGCATTGTAATCAAATCCTCTGCATCGTCTTTTAAATCATCTGTATCAGAGCCATCTCGTATTTCCCTAAGGATGTTGAGCAAGCTCCACACTTCACACTTTGTTATTGATAGCACTACTTCTCTCCTACAGGAGTAGAGAAAGCTTTCTCAATACTCCATCCTCGTTTAAGTCTGTTATACAAAGTAGACCTAGCAATTCCCAACTCCCTACTCCAGTCTAAGAAGCATTGTTTTTTGCCCCTAAAAAGTATTTTGTTAGTGTCTCGGCGGTTTCTAGTTTGTTGTTTAGATGTAGCCCATCTACAGTTTTCTTTGTAGTATCCCCCATCATTGTGTATCCTATCTAGAGAGCAACCTACAGGCCTCTCCCCCATCTCGTCATAAAAGGTTTCAAAAGATTTCCACTGGTAGCAGTATGTAATACCCCTACCCCCATAGAGGGGATAGGAAGGATCTTTAGGGTTATCACAGCGTTGTTTCATAGATTGCCACGACTTGTATGTCCTAGTACTATACATACCATGCTTACGTCCATACCTAGCCATACTTCTTCCTCAGATAGTTTAAGCTCACGGGCATTTCGTCACACTCGCCGTCTTTGACATCGTGTAACATCCAAATTCCTGCCCAATCTCCATTAGTTTGGTGGTTTAGGTAGCTCTCATCATGTTGATAAAAGATGCCAGCAAATAAGCCTAACATATGCTTTCCATCTGCCCTGCGCTGGAAGGCTATATCGCGTGTTTGCACGTGGCCCATGACGCAAGACATGTGCTTTTTATTTAATAACAGTCTAGCGCTACTAACCGGACGACCTAAAACTCCTGAGGTGAAGAAATGAGCATATGCTATGCCATCAATCACTACAGGCTCTAGATAGTCATACACTTCAAATCCATATTCTTCCAGCTTAAAATCGTCATAGCTAATCAAGCCCTCTAGTTTTCTGTCTGCTTCTATAGCTCTTTCAATTCTTTGCTCGTGATTGCCTAAGGTGAACACTAGGCGGGGTCTGTAGCGTTTCTTTCTGTGCTCTCTCATCTTAGCATTGTGATCGTTAATAGGCTTAAGGAAAGCCTCCATAGCAGCTCTTCCTGCTTCAATGTCTGCCTTGTATGTCCTTCCCTCAAAACCCTTCTTACCTACGTCATAGACGCTCAGAGAGGGCATGTCCCAATTGTCTCCTATGTGTATAATAACATCAGGTTGTTTCTCTACAGCGTATTGCCCTGCCCATGTCATATGCTCAAAGGAATGTCCAGGCTTTGCCTGTGTGTCAGGAATTATCATGTGCTTCATTAGCTCTCTCCTATAGCACAATTATCACTGTCATAGCATTCTTGGCTACAATATATATGCCCATCCACAGTCTCTACAACATCGCTATCACATGCAAAATACTGTCTATTCTCCTCAAAACCTTCATAGATGAGAGTGCCGCAGCAGTCGCACAAGGTAGCGCCTTTTCCGTTGTTAAACTTTAGCATTATTCTCCTCCCACCACTCAGTGAAAATTTCTACACGTTTCTTTGCATTGCTTCCGCATTCTAAGCCTAGCTTTTTTAACTTTGTCTTCTGCCCTTCAGCATTCTCAGCTTTAAACTCTGCAATCTCTGGAATAATACCACGCTCTGCGTTTGTCTTTGCTTTATGGCATTTGAAACACAACACTTGTAGCCCTTCTATCTTACAGAAGAGACGCTCAACAAAAGATGGCAAATCATCATAACACTTAAGACTTCCGGCAGGAACAATATGATCCACAGAAACATTCTTCCCAGCAAAAAATCCGGAACATTCTGCGCATTTATATTCATATTTCTGCTTGCCTTTGGCATGTAGCTTCCTCCGCTTAGCAGCATTTAACACTTTATATTTCAATGGATATTTCGTCCATAGCCTTCGTAAGCCAGAACGTATGAATGACCAGTATCTAGCACTAGTCCAGCCCTCTACGTTACTACTCATCGTCTCTCCAACTGTCAGCTACCTTACCATGTATAGAGGAATAGATTGTATACCACTCAATATCTAATTGCCAATATTCCTCTGTTTTAATTGATGTGCCCATAAGGGCCTTAGCTTTAGCCTCTGCTTCCTCTAGGGAAGGAAATATAGAAATTAAATCATCCCCTGTCGGGTAGTATTGCTCTCCTGCAAATAAGAGGAATGTTTCTGTAGGAGGATCTGACCAATCAGCATCACAACAACATTCCCCGTAATAACGTGCGGCACACGTACAATCTTCTCCCCTCATTTAATGTCCCCATAATTCATTAGGCTTTCTCCTCATCCTATACATGCCTCGCAAATTCGCCATGATAATGCTCTCTGGCCTCTTGAGCTATAAGTTCTGCTAACTCAAGATCATAATAACACCCCAGATAAAGCTTCTTATTGTTTGCTCTTATCTGAACTTGATAAGCTCCTGTATCTTTTCTTTTAGTCACTCCTTTAATACCAGTAAGACAAGTTGTCAATCTTTTATTTCTGTTGTTTTCTTGTGAAGTGCAGGCTCTTAAATTTTCCCATCTATTATCGTCTCTATTTCCATTAATGTGATCAACATAGTTAGGAATATTTCCAGTCATAAATAGAAAGACCAGTCTATGAGCTTTATAGGTTTTATTATTAAGGGCAATCTGCCTATAGCCGTCAGCTTTATTAATACAACCAGCTATTCTCCAAATCCTCTGCCCTTGTAACCACGTAAACTGTCCATTAAGCTTATTATAAGAAAGATGTTTTTTTAATTCATCGCGAGTAATCATAGTCTAAATCCCATATCTCTTCTGGAGATCTACGCATATGTAAACAAATTCCTTGTTGTTTCATGTACTCAACTGTATAACCCTTGTCCAAATAGACACGTCTAACAATATCCAACCAATCATTGCAATATTCTGGCAATATCTTAGCTGCCGTCTTAGCTCCCATGCCGTTAATTCCAGGGATTCCATCTGTCATATCTCCTGTAAGCAATTGTCGTGCAAAATTTAAATCAGCTTGTTCTGGTGTTATATAGTATAGGGCCTGCTTCTGGTAGTTCCAATGCCAGCCTGCTGTGTTATCCAAGTCTTTATCTATTGTTACAATACATGTTGTGTCAGGAATAGCTGTGGCTTGTTTCCAGCTCACTGTGTCATCCACTTCTTCCCCATCTATCTTCTCAGCTCCATATCTGCCCATTAAATGTTTCTTCATTTGTTCCAGATGTAATGGCTTAGCTAAGGGATCTCTTGTCTGCTTATATTCAGGGAAATAATCGAAACGGAAGTTTCCTTTCCCCCCTATAAACATCTCATAACTTTTATGAGGAAGAGCTAACATTTTATTATCAACAATAGAACGTAAATTAGCGAGGCTATATTTAATAGGCCCCGCTGTCTTATGTGCCTCTATTTCACAGCCTGTCTCCTCTTGTAGGAGGAGCGCGTCCTTCTTGTATGGGAAGCTGTCTATCACCTGACCGTCTAGAATGCATAAATATTCTCTTGTCTCGTTAGCACAGCCTGCTTTGTATAAAGCAGAGTCTGCATCAATTAATAAATGTAAATTATCCGGAATGCTTAGCATGTCCGTTCTCCTATTGAACTGTGGTGAGAGAAGCACGCGGACGTGCCTCGTCTAAGTTCTCATCTAATTCTTGTAGCAATTGATAGCCCATGAAGAGGGCTGAGCACATAGCTTCTATTGTCTCGTATTGTTTATTAACAATAGCATAATTACAATCATTAGCAATCCTCACTTCTTCATCAAGAAGAACAAGCTTATAATGGAAGCCTTCCTGAATAATTGTATCCTTAGCCATTCTCCGGCTGAGGGATTAAGTCTTCGGCGCTAACGCCCCCGTTGTCCATAACATCTTGTAGCTTCACATAGAATTGATTTGTCACATCCTCTACGAATGCCATAATAGCATCAGCCTTCTCTGCCTTCTTGGCAGGAACAGCTAAAGCATCATTCTCTAATAACACTTGTGTTAATAGCAGGGCATCCTTACGGCTGCTCTGGTAACGAATGCTCACATCCCTCGTATCAATTCTCGCAGGAGCGGCCCCACCACTAGAGCTGTTATTGGCAGCAGGAGCACCAGCAGGGGCTGCTGCCTTACGAATGTTCTTAATGTTCGTATACTGCCCTTTCTGTTCTGTTTCGAATTCAATAAAGTCTCCTTGGACACAGGGAGGACAATCAAAGCCTGCTCCATACTTCTGTCCATCCACTGTTACGTTGTACAACACCCATGGGCCATTACGTCCAACACCATTCTTTGTTTCAATTGCTGTTACATTGCCTTGCATATATTATTCCTCAATATTACTTTTAAACGGGGTGGGAAGATCATAAGAGATTTCTTCTCCGATGCCCCAATTAGTTCCATACTTAATACCACAGCCCAGTGGTACATTAAATTCTACATCGTAAACCACCTTGAGATAATTATAACATCTTTCTCCGAAAGAAGATAGTAGTATTTTATCTAATTGTGATTTTTCTGTAGGCTCTACTTCCATAATAACACTGTCATGTACAGTGTTGAATATAAAGCTCTTCAATCCTGCGTGTTTCATCCCATGCCAAGAATACACAATGGCTACAGGTATGATGTCTGCTGTTGCAAAGCTTTGTATAGGGTAGTTGTAAATGTTGGATTCTTCTGCTATCCATCCATCCTTTCCTCTAGGGGCACGTATATTAGGGAATATAAATTCCAAGCCCGAGGGAATACGGAAACGTTTATTACAAATAGCTTCTGCTTTCCACATCTCTTGTGTCTGTGTTAGTTGTTTATATTTCTCCTTAAATGCTCCATAATAATCCTTCTCTGCCTTACTGCCACTCCTTCCTCCGAAGAGGGGCTTAAATGTGTGAGCCTTAGCGTCTTGCCTAGAGGTCTCCTGTCCTGCTGCTGTTATTGTATCAGCCGTGAATTGGTGAATATCTGTGCCATTCTCTATGTCATATATTGCTTGGCTGTCGTTCCCAAGGAATGCTGCGACACGAAATTCCAATTGCGCACCATCAGCTTCGCATACTTCCCAGCCCTTGTTACGCGACGTGATACAAGGCTTGAATATTCTGGGCATGTTCTGGAATTGCACCCCATATTCCGTGCCAGACGAAGAAAGGCGATGCGTTTGTGTGATTGCTTGGTTGAATTGTGCATATAACAAGTCCTCATTGTCTACACATGCTTTAAATTTAGAGAGGGTTTTAGAGAGCTGCGCTTCAATTATAGACCTACGGTCTAAGAGAGCCTGTAGCTCTTTCTGTTTCTTTGTTCTCGCGCTAAGCTTTCGTATTGTTCCAACATCTGCTTTCTGTCTTCCAGAGTTTGTTCTAATAGGCTGCTTCTGTCTGTCGAGCAGTTCTTTAAATTTGTAGTCATCTCCATATAATATCTCAGCCACTTGCATAGGACTATTCCAATTGATGTCAGCAATTGATGAT